TCACAATCGCCGCGCCCCCAGCGTCACCGCCCTGGCCAAGGCCTGGGCGATCTGGGCGTCGGAGCGGACCAGGCTCGAGGCCTCGCCGCCCTGGACGTTGATGGTCACTGACACCCCGCCGTTCCCGGCCGGCTCGATGCTTCCCGCCGAGGTCGGACGGAACACCTCCGGCCCGCGCTCGCCGACCAGATAGGCGCCGCCCGGCAGCACCGGACCGCCGTCGGCGCGGGCGCCGGCGAAGGCCTTCGAAAGCGTATCGCCCAGCACACCGCCCTTCGGCGCCGCCCCGGCCGCGCCCAGCACGGCGCGGGCCAGTTCGGCCAGCGACACCTGGCCGTCCGAGGCCGCGCGGGCCAGCGACTTGACCAGGGACGCGCCGGCCCGGGCGAAGGCCTCGTCGATCGACCGCGCGGCGCGTTCGGCCGGCGCCTTTAAGGCGTCGAGCGCGGCGGCGGCCTCGGCGGCGCGGGCGGGCACGGCGGCCAGACCGTTCGTGGAAAGGCCGTCCTCTTGGAAGCTCATGATGGGATCTCCTCGTCAGGATAGCGGGCGATCAAGGCGGAGAGGTCGGCGCGCGATGGCGCCGGCGCGGGCGGCGTTTCGGTCAGGGCCCGCCACTCCTTCAGCGACAGGCGCCAGAAGGCCTCGGGCGGCAGGCCTAGACCCAGCGCCAGGCGCAGCGGCGCGGCCCAGGCGCTCATGCGCAAGCCGCCAGGGCGGCGGCCAGGGCCGAGGCGGCTTCCGGCACGGTGGCGCGGGCGGCGATCTCCGGCGCCTCGCCGCCGCCCTCCAGCAGCGCGGCCAGCACGGCCGACAGGTCGGTCGCGGTGAGCGTGGCGATGCGGTCGGGCAGTTGCGACCAGTCAGCGAGGCCCAGGGCGGCCTCGATCCGGGCCAGGGCGCCGAGCGTCAGGCACAGACGTCGCGGCGCGCCGGCAAGCGTCACGACGACCTCGCCGCGGGCGGGGTTGGGCGGGAGCATGGGTGGGGATTCCTTGGTAGAGCGCCCCCTCCCCCGCTTCGCGGTCCCCCTCCCCCGTTGCACGGGGGAGGATGAAGTCCTCCTCACCCGCAAAGCGGGGGAGGTGGCGCGCGACAACGTCGCGTGACGGAGGGGGCGCTTGCTGAAACTAGATCGCCGTGAAGCTCACCGCCCCGGCGCTGGCCAGGCTGATCGCGAAGGTCGCCTCGCCGTCGTGGTCGCCGGCGTATTCCAGCGCCGCCACCAGGAACGGGCCTTCCAGCTGCCCAAAGTCCGGGATCACCAGCCGCCAGGTCCTGGCCGACTGGTCGAAGAAGCTCGTGCGCACCTGGGCGTCGGACGCGGCGTCGCGGAAGATGCCCGAGCCCGACACCGCCACCGACTTCACCCCCGCGCCGGCCAGCAACTCGCGCCAGCGGCCCGTGCTGTCGCTGTCGGTGGCGTCGATGGTCTTGGCGTTGAGGCTGAGCGTGCGGGCGCGCAGGCCCGCGACGGTGTGGAAGGTCGGGGTCTGGGCCCCGTCGCTGATCTTCAGCAGCATGTCCTTGCCGGCTTGGGCGGCCATCTTTGACTCTCCTGGTGTTCACTTTCCCCTCCCCCTTGTGGGGAGGGGGCGGGGGGCGGGGGTGCGGCTGTGAGGGTCAGGACACTTCGGTCACCGCTCGCACGCGGACGATCCCCAGGGTGGTCTCGCGGTCGGCGCCGGTGAAGCAGTCGGCATAGGGGACGCGCAGGTTCACGAGCCGCCGACCGCTCAGCGTCGGCTTGGCGTCGTGCAAGGCCGCGCGGACGGCGGCGACCAGCGCCCGGGCCTCCTCCGGCCCGCCGAAGCGGCTGGCGCAGGTCAGGGTCAGCAGGTGCTCGATGGCGTCGCCCTCCGAGACCGGACGGCCTTCCGAGCGGGTGACGACGACGCAGGGATAGGTCGGCAGGCGCGGGGCGGTCGCGTAGATCCGCTGGCCGGCGATGGCGGTGACGGCGGGCGCGGCTTTCAGCGTCGCGACCAGGGCGTCGATCAGGGGCTTGTCGGTCACAGCCGCGCCTTTCGGTAAGGGGTCAGCCACGGCTCGACGAGGGCCAGCGAGGGTTCGCCGGCGTCACGGTGCTCGTAGGCGTGGGCGACCAGGGTGAGGACCGCCAGGCGCAGGGGCGCGGGGCTGGCGGCGGTCAGGGCGACGCTCGCGGCGGCCGCGACGCGCGCCTCGGCGGCGTCAATCAGGAGCGTGAGCACGGCGTCCTCCGCCGCGTCGGAGACGCGCAGGAACGCCCGGGCCTCGGCCAGGGTGAGGGATTGCATGGGGGGTCTCTGAGGGTAGCCCCTCCCCCTCGCGGGGAGGGGTTGGGGTGGGGGCGCTGCTCCGCGCCATGAGGGGACAATGAGGCGCTGACACCCCCACCCCCTGCCCCCTCCCCGCAAGGGGGAGGGGGACGCCGGATAAGCCTACGACGCCGCGAACTTCAGCAGCTTGATCGCGTCGAAGTTCTGCACGCCGCCGCCGACGCGCTTGGTGGTGTAGAAGAGGACGTGGGGCTTGGCCGAGTACGGGTCGCGCAGGACCCGCACCCCGGCGCGGTCGACGATCAAATAGCCCTTCTCGAAGTCGCCGAACGCCACCGACAGGCTGTTGGCGGCGACATCGGGCATGGCCTCGATCTCGGTGACCGGGAAGCCCAGCAGGCTCGCCGACTGCCCCGGCTGCAGGGCCGCGTTCCAGATGTAGTTGCCTTGCGCGTCCTTGAACTTGCGCACTGCGCTGACCGTGCGGCGGTTCATGACGAAGCGGCCGTTCTGGCGGTACTGGGTCTTGGTCGCGTAGATCAGGTCGATCAGCTTGTCGGTCGGGTTCGAGGCCGTCCAGCCGCCGGCCACGCCGGTCGCCAGATAGCCGACCTGACCCCAGGTGTAGCTGGCGTCCGGCGCGGCGGTGTAGGCCAGGAGGCCCTTGGGCTTGTTGACCCCGTCGCCCGACACGAAGGCCGAGGTCTCCTGGGCGGCGAAGGCGTCCTGCACTTCTTCCGCCAGCCACTCGTCGATGCTGACATAGGCGTCGTCCAGCAGGGCCTGGGTGGCGGCCGGGCTGGCGTAGAGCTCGCCGGCCGGGAAGTCGATCACGTCCAGGGTCGGAGCCGTGGTCTCCGGACGCGCGGCGGTCTCGGCTACCCAGGCGGCGGCGAGACCCGTGGGCGAGACCGGCTTGCGGAAGGTCCCGGCGCCGATGGTGCGGACCTGGCAGATCTCGCGCATCGGCGAGGTGGCGGCCAGGCGGCGCAGGATCAGCCGCTCCAGCTCCGGCGGGGCGACATAGCCGCCGGCGGTGGCCGTCCCTTCGGACAGGCCCTTGGCTTCGAGCAGGGCCGCGGGCGTCTCGCCGGTCTTCACATAGCGATCGAAGGCGGCCTTGCGTTCGTCGACCGTGGCGACCGGCGCCTCGCCGCCGAGGGCGGGACGGCGCAGGTCGGCCATCAGGCGATCCAGGCGGTCCTGGGCGCGGCTGACCGCCTCATCGATGCGGCCGACCTTCTCTTCCAGCAGGACGTCGGCCCGCTTGGTCTCAATGGCCGAAAGACGCGCGTCATTGGCGGCCTTGAAGCTTTCGAACGCGGTCAGGACGTCGGCCAGCGCCGCGCGGGCCTCGGGCGAGGCCGCGTGTTTGGTTTCCTTCATGGGGTTCTCCGAAGATGGAAGAAAATCCTCCCCCCAGCGGGGGAGGTGTCGGCCCGAAGGGACGACGGAGGGGGAAGAGGCCGGCTTTCCAGCACTTCCCCCTCCGGCCCTTCGGGCCACCTCCCCCGCTAGGGGGAGGATCTTGTGAGCCGCCCACGGCGCCGCGCGGGACTCATGCTAGCGTCGCCGCATGCCTGACCGCGCCACGCCGAATCTCCCGTCCAGCGACTTCGACGCGACCGAGAGCTTCTATGCCGCCCTCGGCTTCGAGCGGGCCTCGCGCGATCCGGGCTGGATGGTGCTGGAGCGCGGCCGGCTGATGCTGGAGTTCTTCCCGTTCCCGGGCCTCAAACCCGCCACCAGCAACTTCGCCTGCTGCCTGCGGCTGGACGACCTCGAGGGCTTCTACGCGGTCTGCCTGGCGGCCGGGATCGAGGAGAAGACCGAAGGCTTCCCCCGCCTGCACCCGCCGGGCGACAAGAAGATCATGGCCGCCCTGATCGACCCGGACGGCACCCTGCTCAGGCTGATCCGGAACTGAGGGTCAGCCTCGCTCCCGGCAGCATCGGGAAGGTGACGATCGACACCTCCCAGAGCTCGACGCGGGACAAGACGCGCAGGCGGCCCTGGGTTCGCGCCTTCACCTGGCGAAAGCCGATCGACAGGCCGTCCAGCGCGCCGGCCTCGACCAGCGCGGCGACGAGCCTTCCACGCGGGGTCGCGCGCAGAATGCGGCCGCGCACGAACAGGCCCTTGGCGTCCTCGACGACCGCGTCCCAGACGCCGATCGGCTCGGCCTCGTCATGCTGGTGCAGCATCTTCACGGGGCTTCCGGCCGCCAGGCTCTCGGCGAAGGCGCCGGCGGCGGTGACGTCGTCATTGAGGTCGCGGGTCCAGAACAGGGACGCGTAGCCTTCGATGGAAAGATGATCGGACAAGGAATGGGCCTTTCCTTTTCATCGCCTTCCCAGGGCTTGTCCCTGGGACCCAGCGTTCCGCCGACGCGGCGCGCCTCTGAGGGGGCGCTCCGTGAGCGGACGCATGGGTCCTCGCCACAAGGGCGAGGAAGGCGGGGTTGTTGGGGGACGGCTAGCGGACGCGCTCCAGCTTGGCTTCGATGCGGTTCAGCGACTGGCGGGTGGCGTCGGCCTGGGCCTCGAGGCGCGCCAGGCGCTCGGCGACCGGGGCCTGGGCCTCGAGCCGGCGCTGCATCTCGTCGATCCGCGCCGAGGCCTTGCCGGCCCACAGCAGGGCGGCGGCGGCCTGGATGGCGACCGCGACCAGGACGGCGGCCGACACCTGGCGGTCCAGGCGCCAGCGGGTGGGTGTGGTCATGGGATGTCTCCAAATCCTCCCCCCAGTGGGGGAGGTGTCGACGCAGTCGACGGAGGGGGAAGAGGCCGGGCCAGGAGAACTTCCCCCTCCGGCCTTTCAGGCCACCTCCCCCTCTAGGGGGAGGATTTTAGTGCTCCAGCCCCGCCAGCCGCCGCCGCTCGGCGTCGGTTAGGAAAGACGCCGTCTCCAGCCGGCTCCACAGGGCGTCGCGTTCGGCCGACAGGGCTGGCACGGCGTCGAGGTCCGGAGCGATCCGCGCGCCGGGGAACTTCACGGCCAGCCAGGCGGTGAGCGCCCGCGCCGCCCGCTCGGCCAGCGGAACCACCGTCCCGCGCCAGAAGGCGGCGTTGGCCTCGCGGTAGTTGGCGTAGGTGTTGTCGCCGGGGATGCCCAGCAGTTGCGGCGGCACGCCGAACGCCAGGGCGATCTCGCGGGCGGCGGCGTGCTTGCCTTCGGTGAAGTCCATCTCGGCCGGGGTCAGCGACATGGCCCGCCAGTCGAGCCCGCCCTCCAGCAGCAGCGGCCGGCCGGCGTTGGCGGTCCCTGAATGCGCGTTGGCCAGCTCGGTCTTCAGCCGGTCGAACTGCTCGTCGGTCAGGCGGTCGCCGGCGTCCTTGGACGAATAGACAAGCGCGCCGGAGGGCCGGGCGGAGTTGTCCAGCAGCGCCTTGTTCCACGCGCTGGAGGCGTTGTGGACGTCGATCGCGAAGGCGGCGGCCTCCAGCGGCGAGAAGCCGTAGTGGTCGCTGGTCGGATTGAACAGGCGCAAGTGCAGCACCGGCAGCCAGCCGTCGCCGTCCCGCCCGATCCGGACCGTGCGCCCGGCGGCCTGATAGTCATAGGCAAGCGGCCAGCCGCGCGGTCCGGGCACCACCGTCATCCGGTCGGGGCGCAGGGCGTAGAGCTCGCTGGGCGCGCCGTCGCCGGCGGCTTCCAGATAGCCGTTGCCGGCCACCTGCAGGCTCCCGAAGAACGCCTCCATCAGATCGGGCCCGCCCTGCTCGGGATTGGGCCGGTCCAGCAGGCGCTTGAGCGGATGATCGTCGGCCCGGCGGCCGTCGACGAAGACGGCCAGCGGCGTGGCGGCCGCGGCCTCGGCGATCATCCGGACGCAGCGATAGGCCACGGGGTTCTTGGCGAACCCCTCGGACGCGAGCGCGCCATAGTCCCGCGGCGTCCACTGCGGACGACCGCCAGTCGTCAACGCGATCAGCCGCGCGGCGCGGGAGTCCTTGCGCTCAGGCGGGCGCGGTTTGGGGAAGAGCATGGGGGAGCGCTCCGGTAAGTGGAGTTGAGAACGAAAAGGGAACAATGTAGGGTGGTGGGGAAGGCGGCCCCTCCAAAGATCCTCCCCCGCGATGCGGGGGAGGTGTCGCGGAGCGACGGAGGGGGCGAGCACCGGAGAAGCCGATGAGACCTCCCCTTGTGCAGAGACTGACGGCGCAGCGCTTCCGCCGAGAGCTGACGCTGCCCGAAGGTTTGCTTTGGCGAGAACTGAAGGGCCGCAAGGTTGGTGGGCTACACTTCCGTCGACAGCATCCGGTCGGTCGTTACATTCTCGATTTCTACTGCGAGGCTTTATGTCTGGCCGTCGAGGTCGACGGCGAATGGCATTGCTTCGGTAATCGACCGCACAGGGATGCAGAGCGTGACGCGTGGCTGGAAAGTCGGGGCGTCGTCACGCTTCGCGTTCCTGCCCGCGATATCCTCGCTTCGCCGGAGGCGGCGGTGGGGCGAATACTGGATCAGGTCAGCGCTCGCCCCCTCCGGCCCTCCGGGCCACCTCCCCCGCATCGCGGGGGAGGATCTTGATCGCTTGAACCCTCACAACGCCCTCAGCCTAGGCCGCCTCTCAGCCCCCAGCATCAGTTCGCTGACCGCCCAGACCAGGGCGTCCGCCCGGTCGGGACTGTGTTCCAGATCCCCGGAGCCCAGGGCCATCAGTTCCTCCTCCAGCGCCACGAACGGCCCGCAGTGCAGCACGCGGCCCTGCTCGTAGAGCGCGGCCACCGGTTCGGCCCGCGCGCGTTTGCCGACCGATGCTCGCACCAGCTTCACCCGGCATGGCGGGTCCGCCTGGGCCAAGACCGAGCGCACCATGTCGCCGCCCTGGTTGGCCTCGGCCACGAGGGCGTCGGCGCTCCAGGTTCGCGCGGCGGCCACGGCGCGGGCGGCCCACCCCGCCGGCGACAGTCCCCGCGCGGTCTCGTCGGCCAGGACGAAGGCGCGGTCATCGCGGCGGCCGACGACCACGATGCCGCAGGCGTCGCCGCCTGCGGTGGCGGGCGGGTCGACGGCGACGACGACGCGGTCCAGGCGCGCCGGCCGCGCGGCGCGGCATCTGGCCAGGTCCTCGGCGCGGAACAGGCCGCCGTCGGTCTCGACGATCACCCCGTCCAACTCCTGAGCGGCCAGGCTGGTGCCGCCATAGAGACTCTTCAGCGTCCGCAGAAAGGCGGGCGCCAGGTTGCCGGCGTTGGCGGCCGTGCCCGCGCGGGTCAGGGAGACCCCGGGCTCGGCCATCAGCACCTTCAGGGCGCGATGGGGCTTGGGCGTGGTGGTCACCACCAGGCGCGGATCGGTCCCCAGGCGCAGGCCAAAGCGCAGCATGGCCAGGGTGTCGCCGGGCTTGGGCCAGGCGCAGAACTCGTCGGCCCAGGCGGCGTGGAACTGCGGGCCGCGCAGGGAGTCCGAGTCCTCGGCCGAGAAGGCGTAGGCGCAGGCGCCGTTAGGCCAGACCAGGCGCCGGCGCGAGGCTTCCCAGCGCGGGCGAAAGGCTGGCCCGCCCATCGCCTTCAAGCCAGACGGCCCCTCGATCATCACCTCGCGCACGTCGTGCAGCGTGGGTCCGACCAAGGCGAGGTTCGGATAGGCCAAGGCGTTCCAGGTCATCCAGCGCGCCCCGGCGAAGGTCTTGCCCGCGCCGCGCCCGCCCAGCATCAGCCAGGTCGACCAGGGCTCGAATGGCGGCGCGATCTGGTGCTTCAGCGGTTCGGCCAGGGCCGCGCTAAGCAGGCGCTGCTGGTCCAGGGGCTCCAGGACCGAGATCGCTATCGCCAGCGCCTTCAT